ATTACTATTAGAGCTTGTTAGAATAGTTGTTCTAGTAATAAACCCTGTGCTTAAATTTGAGTAGGTTCCAAGACCTATTTCAAAGTCTGTTCCATCTGAGCAAGCATAATACGTTGTATTACCATTCCCAACGCCTGCAAAGCTGACAAAGCCATCTTTTGCTCCTGCTAAAGTGTAATTACCTGTGCCTGTGGTTGTGGTTGTTTCTTGTATCCTATCAGCAATAACAAGAGCCATGCTAGTCTCCTATTATGAAGGGTCTGGTATTCCTATATCTAGTGCCGCAACAGCAAAAGTATTTCCGCTAGTTACCGATTGCGAGGAAGCTAAAGCTCCTGTTACTAATAACCTACTATTATTTGTGTCCGTTATTGCAAAATGCGTGGCTGCGCCAGTGCCAGTAACATTAGCGCCCGAAATTGCGGCTAATGTAACTTTACGACCACCGCCAGTTCTGTCGGCTGGGGGGCTTATGCTGATACTTGTAGAATTGCCTAATGTATGCGTAGACGTTGCTTCCGCATATGTAGTTGATTCTTGCGAGGTAATATCTACCCTTGTTGCTTCTGTATCTAGCACCGTTAGGCCGTTATCCAGTACTCTGTCTGCTATACTTGCCATTAGTAACTCCTTATCTTCATCCTGCGACCAGAGCCGCTAGTTTTTGAACGCTCACTTTCGATATTAATATCATTAATTGCCTTTTGATACAAGGCTGCCCATGTGTTAGCACGAGTATCTTCTTGTAAATATGGCGCTGAGTGAACTAAAGAACCATAAAGATAAGCATCAGGAAAATTTTCCAGAACCCAATTCGATGTATTTGAAGAATTTAATTTATCAATTTTTTGATAATAAAGAATTTCTAAAGTATAGGTCGCATCGGGGGATGGGAACACCTCAATGCTGCCATCAAGTATAGCGAAGTTTACTGGCCTACCGCTTGTATTAAGGCTTTTCTCTCTAAGGCTAGATATTTGAAAAGCGTTAACCATTTCTAGAGTATTTGTATTTGCTGTATTTAATGACATACGAATAGGCTCTAGAAAGTCTGGGGGTAAAGCTGTGTATTGTGTATTAAGCTCTGCTGTAGCACGCTTCTCCATACGCCAATGTCTAACTTCCCTATTCATAACAGTTTCAGCAAGTGTAATAAAATCAGGTATTACCGCTGCTAAATCATCTCTATTTAAAAAATCAGCAACACTAGTTTTTAGCTCATCATAAGTCGTTAACGCCATCTAACAATTCCATCTTCTACGAGCAGCTTTGCCACGTTCACCTGTCCAACCTTTAGACCTAGCGCAAAATGACTTCTTACGAGCCTTATCTTTTGCAGTTAAATTTTTCTTTTTTGTTACAGCCGTTTTTAGTTTCGACTTTGGGTTTTTTCTTCTATGTGCCGCAACACCTTTTGCGGTCATGCCAGCACCTTCTTTTACCGAACGGTAATTACGACCCTTACCTTTAGTCGTTTTAGGTATGGCTTTTTCTCGCTTTCTTGGCATTACTGTTGAGCGGATTTCATTTCCGCTAACTGCGATTTGTAGTTAAAGTACATATTTAGTAAGGCTTCTTTTGGTAATGTTGTGCCTAATTTATTTTGCATACTTTCTGAAAATGCTGCGAAATCAGCTTCTTCTCCAGATGACGGTAAAGCATTTCCACCGCCCATTTGCGCTCTTGGATCAGCAGGCATATCATATGTTGGACCCATAAAAGGATTAGAGACAGGTTGCCTAAAGCTCATTTCCTGAGCATTCATGGGCGTAGTGTTAGGCTGTCTAAAGCTCATTTCTTGAGCATTCATGGGCGTTGTGTTGGGCTGAGTAAAGCTCATTTCCTGAGCATTCATAGGCGTAGTGTTAGGCTGAGTAAAACTAGCTTCCTGATTTGCCATAGCAGCATCGAAAGGTCTAGCTTTTGGTCTAGCCACCGCCTGTACAATAGGAGAAGTATTTGGGCCAACAAACATACGCTCACGCTGAGATCCGTATGGGTCTACACCAATAGCGTTTAATACTCCGCTTAATGGGCCACCAGAAAACTCATCACCTCTGGTATTTTTGCCCCCACCATCAATCATGTCTATAAAAGCAGGAACATAACTTTGGTTTACTTCGTCAAAATAACCAAAACTTTTATCTTTATTAGCCGACCTACGGTCTTCTGCTGAAGCTCTTTCGTATCTAGCTCCGCCTTTTCCAGAACCAAGACCGCCAGACCTTGCTGTAGCTCCACCGCCAGATCCGCCACCGCCTGAATGTCCACGCATAGACGCAAAATGACCAGCGTGAGGATTGTCCATACCTAAAGCTCTGTAATGAGCCTCAACTCGCTGCATATGTTCTTCATTAGCCATTACTTCTTACCCTTCTTTTTAGATTTTTTCTTCTTAGGACGCTTCTTAGCTGTCTTTGCTGCATCTTTAAAGTCTTTATCAGAAGGTGCGCCTTTTGCGTCTTTCTTACGCATTTTCTCACCAGAACCAGCTTTAATTCTAGCCCTCTTTTTAGCAATGTTCCTATATAAAGACATTATTTTTTCTTAGCTTTTTTAGTTTTTTTCTTTTTCTTAGTCGTTTTTTTAGGAGGTCTACCCATTGTAGAACCATAAGTACCCTTACCGCTCGGCATAATCATCTCCTTTATTTTTCTAAACACATACCACATTATGCAATCCCACGCAAATTGCGTTTTATGTCGCCTCGCCAGCTAGAAAATGCTCCAGATAATGCAGTTGCAGCATCACTTGCCATCGTTAAACAAAGCGCATCAGCTAAGTCAGGTGACGCTAATCCACGCTTACGCATCTCATCCTTACTTTCAGCTTTCATCTTACCACTAGACGTAAAGCTATATCTAATACCTGTCAATTCAGCTAATAACTGATCGTCTTTCGGCAACTTACAAGCACGATCCTCAAACCAGCCCTTAGTCTTAAACCATAACTCACTACGCAAATTTAAATATGTAGCGCCCATACTAGGCGCTTCTGCAACATTAACACCACGAACAGGCAACTCTAGCTCACGCAATCTATCAACAACACCAGAACCAAGACCAATACTATCCACAAGTATCTCTCTAGGCCGTCTGGATGGCTGTAAACCTTCATATTCTGCGACAACACGACCAACAGTCTGCATCAAATCTAAACCAGACCAAGACCTCAGTTCAGTCACAATAGAACCCTGACGCTTGCACAACGCAGTTTTATCATTGCCAAACCTACTAACATCCAAACCCCACACACTAGGCAAGTCCTCATCACCCTCAACATCACGATGTATTGCGTTTTCAACTAAGTGATAAGGTATGATTGTATCATCGTCAGCCTGTGGAAATTCACCTAACACTCTGATTCTAAAGGCATTACTGTCTTCACCATAGCGCAATTTCATTTCTTCAATAAATTCATCACTTACCAAAGGGCTTTCAATGCATGACCAACGCCTAGTCCACCAGCTATCAGCAAGCCTATTCTGGCTCTCAAAAAATGTACCACTAGATCTAGTAGGGTTACTTAACATAATCGTAGTCGCATTATGACCAGACATAGAACCAGCAGCAGCTTCAAATACTTGCTCAGGCACACCAGATGCCTCGTCTACAACTAACATAACGTGTTCTGAGTGTACTCCTGCCAAAGCTTCTGGCGTTTCTGCCCTTGAGGTTCTAGCCGAAATAAACATCTCACTAGGGGCAGAAGTATGCTCAACACGATCAGACTTTACATTCAACACATCGTGAAACGCAGGCGGTAACTCATTAATCCAGCGCTTCATCTCAGCAAATAAAGCATCAAATAACTGGCTAGAAGTAGGCGCAGTTACGACAACTTTATTCGGATAATGCATTAAGAAATACCAAAGCATAGCCCATGACGCAGCCGCGCTCTTACCAGTTCCATGTCCAGAGCGAATTGAAATTTTTCTTTCTCCATCAGCAATAGCCTGCAAAAACTCAGCCTGATAATCTAACGGCTCTAACCCAAGCACCTCTCTCACAAACAATGTTGGATTTTTAGCGTAGCGCTGGGTAAACTCAATCATCGTATTCTGAGATAAGTCATTCATGGTCAATAACCTTCATCTTACGCAGCGCATCTAAATGCAAATCACCAATGTTAATCTGGATGTTTTGCTGACTGCCGCCACCATAACGATTTTTGTTTAAAGATGAAGCTATAAAATTATGCTGCTGCGCTAAACCTTTAGCAATGCCAATATCAACCTGATTAACATTACCCTCAGCAACGTCACGATCACCGTTTAAGGCTTCTTTAACCTCAGTGTCTCGCCTATCTTTAATATCGTTAAGAGCTTCGAACGCAGCATCAGCATGAGCATCAGCCACTAAATGCTCTATCTCTCGTATAGCGTTGCCATACTTTTCGTCTTTCATCAAGTTACGTCTAAAGTAGCCGCGATCTAAATCTAGCTCTTTAGCAATCATAGGAATTGTTTTGCCAGCTAACAATTCTCTCTGCAAAGCCTCAACGCCACCTCTTTGGTCAAGTTCGGATAAAGCTTTTTTTAATTTTGGTTTACCAGCCATATTCTTTCCGCAAAAGTTATGTTCAACATACTACAATTATTAATTATTAATGCCTATAGGCATTTTAATAAATAAATAATCTTAAGTATAGGTATGTCTTATTAGCTTTAAGCCCTTTAAAATATAGAAAATATTAAAATATTAGCAAAATATCTGCAAAATACTTAGGATTTTGATTTTCCTAGTAATTCCTAAATTCCTAGTAGGGGTAAAGGGGGGTGTTGCGAGAGAAAATAATAAAAATCAGGGAGGTAAAATTTTATTAAACAACACCCAAAAAATTTATAGCACAGATTTTACTGTATGGGAATGTAGTTATAGCATAGGTAGCTGCAAATACTTTAACGGGGGGGGGGGTAAAAAAATAGATCTCATTTGTATACAATTGTTCGCCATTGTTCAACATTAGCCAGAAATAGTACAATGCAAAACTTAAATGGGGTTCGGTATTGAGTTAAACAATATTTAAACATTGCGAAACATAGTTGAACCATTGTTTTGATTTGTACTTAATTTGAACATTGGAAAACATTAGCTTGTGTTTTGTATCGCATTGTATTATTCGCGTGCGCCCGCGCCCAACCTTGTGCTTTTGTATCTGTTCGGTCGATTTTTGGCATAATCCAAACAATGGCGAACAATTGTATACCGAACGTCAAAAATTGGTCAAAAATCGCTGAGAGCCAATATAAAGCTCGCTGATAGGCCTTGTTTGCTTTGGTATAGTTTAGGTCACAAAAAAGCCTTTCCCCTACTTACAGAACAATTACCTAATATTACCCAATATTTACTCAATATTATATAAATGCTTGTTAATATCGGTTGATTGCTTATAATAACTGTATTAACCGCGCACTTACTGATTCGCGCATAAGCAAAAGGAAAGGCTAACAATGAGACAAGTTTTAATAAAGCAAGTAAAACAAGGTCATGGTTTCAAGCGTAAAGAAAACGCAAAGCATGAATTCATCCGCAACCATTACAACCCTAAAGACTGGTTTGGTCCTGCTAATTATTCATGCACTAATTATGACACTGGAAATGAGATATTTCTTAAACCGACAACTCTAGTTTGGGTGGATTGATTATGGCTTATGCATATGTAGTTAGAGGTTATGACGACGGTGTAATAGCCGTTTTCACCAATAAGAAAAAAGCGATTGCTTGTGGCATTAATTACACAAAATCGGGTCAAGGTGAGCATGAGAAAGGCTCTGATATTGAGGTAGACTCAAGAGATTGGGTGACATTTATTGGCAACCATTCAAACGGAGCAGAAGTAGAAAAATATCATATTAATTGTGAATATTGATATTAATGACCAGCCTATAATCTAGGCTGGCATTTAATACCAATTAAACAAAGGAAAGGCTAACAAATGCAAAATAAATACCAAAACTTTAAAGCGTATCTGGACAAATTAGAACGCGACTCCGAGCGTGATTTTTTTGATGAATTTGATCATTTATCATTGCAAGATAATGACCAGCTAAAAAGCGAGGGTTTAACAAATGACTTTAACTAAAACCCAAATAGCCGCAAATGCTGGAAAAACATTATTCCAGTATCGCGTTAAAAAAGCTGATAGTTCGCTAATGGCAAAAACGGAAAAGCTCATTAAAAAGTCAACTAATGCCAAGCTAGGTAAAAAGGTGAATAAGGGCCATTATAAAGGCTTTCCAATATTTACTTTGACTTTAGAAGAACGTGCGACTTGTCCTAAATCATGCGTACACTGGCTAGACTGTTATGGTAACCATATGCGCTATGCATACCGATATGAGGCTGGCCCAGCACTTGAGGCAATGCTAGAAATTGAGCTTGCAGAATTACAGCGTAAACACCCTAAAGGCTTTCTAGTTAGATTGCATATTTTAGGCGATTTTTACAGTGTTGGTTATGTCGCTAAATGGGCTGGCTGGTTAGGCAAATTTCCAGCCTTACACGTTTACGGCTATACAGCTAACCAGCCCAGCGCAACGGACAAGCTTGAGCGCTCAATAGGTCAAGCAATCCTAAGCTTAAGAGACAATGCCAACGGACGCTTTGCCGTTAGATTTAGCGGCAATTTTGATGATAATTTTTCTGCAAATAGTTTTGACGATATTAGATCAAAACAGGCAATAGAAAGGAAAGAAGCTATACTTTGCCCAGAACAAACCAAACAAGTAAATTCTTGCGCTGATTGCGCGGTTTGCTGGGTAGCTCAAAAGCCTGTAATATTTCAGACACACTAAGCTTATTAATGACCAGCTTATTTATAGGCTGGCATTTCATAAGCTTGCTATAAGTTTATGGTTATCTATTTAAAAAAGGAAAGGCTAAACAATGGATAAAAAAGAAATATTAAACAGAATGAAAATGTTTTCCGAGCGTACTATTGACAACGGTTGCTCTGAAGCTGAGGCAATGCTTGCCGCGCAAAAACTAAGCGAACTACAGGCTAAGTATAACGTATCCTTAACAGAACTAGACGTTCAAGAGATGGATTTCGAAATAAACTATTTTGAAGCTGGTAAACGTAAACACCCTGTTGTCTGCTCTTTAAATGGCATTAGAGACTTTTGCCAAGTTGAAATTTTGATGCATAGTTACACTAGGCGAAATGACGACACGAGCGGCAATATTTCATTTTTTGGCGCACCTCACAATGTTCAAAATGCTTTGTACATGGTCAATCTGATTAAAGCGACAATGGAACAAGAATTCGCACAATTTAAAACGCAATGGGAATATCAAGATTTGCGTATGAGGCATCACCCACAATCGATACGTTCAAACTTTCTCAATGCTATGGGCTATCGTATAGGCGATAGATTAAAAAGAATGGCTAAGGACGAAAACCAGCAAGTTAAAGAGCAGTCTAGCACTGGAACTGATTTAGTCGTTTTAGCTGGTCAAAAGAGAGACTTGGAGCATCGTAAAATGTTTCCAAGAATCGGAACGGCTAGAGGGCGTCATTCTGGAAGCGGTTCTGCGGCTAGTGCTGGCGCGGCGGCTGGTAACAGAGCTAGCCTTAGTCGTGGCGTAGGTTCTGGAAGCTCTGGAGGCACGCTGAGACTGAGCTAAGACATTACTGGTGACCAGCCCTTGCTAGGGCTGGCATCCAGTGCTGTTATAGGCGCTAAAAGCTAAACAAAAGGAAAGGCTAAGAATATGAGTAACCGCGAAATTATTTGGTACGCTTTATCACGAGGGCTAGTGATTGCTCTTATTTTCATTTTACCTATGTTTATCTGATATTAGCTAAATGTTTGTGATATCATTTTAAACGTGGTACAATTCGAATCGTGGCAGTTAGTGAAGCTCGTTAAGGACTGTTTGAATTATAGCAAATTAATTCGATTAGTGATTAAACCTCAAGTAGCTGGCTGTCACATAAAAAGGAAAGGAAAGGCTAATGGTTACTATTGACGAAAAACTTTATTATAGTGGGCGTTTTATCTCTTTAAGTCGTGAGGATATAAACAATCCTTTGCACCCTAATTTATGGGCTGATTTATGTGGCGATCTAGACCTTAACCCAGAAACAACAGACTCCGTTGATTTGAAGGTTGTTAAGGTTAAAGTGACGGATCTTTCATAATGAGATATTTACCTACTTTAAACCTTTGGACGCCCAGCGTTCAAGACGCTATTAAAAGCGGTCAAATCAAACTACA